TCGTCAATGGATATCTATCGTAAGGCCTTCTACCAAGAGATATCACAGCTCCATCAACCAATAATCAATTGGTCAGTATTATTTATTTGAGTCCAGTGGCTAACTTATTCTTGAAATTTAGGATCTATAATTGCTCCTGCAATGCCCTTTATTATAAGTAATCAGGATTTTATTATGGAAACCATAAAAGATTCTTATGAATTTCTCAAAGCAAAAATAAGTGCAAAAAAGGAAGGAAAAACTGTGGATGTTATTCAAAAAGCAGATGCAAGCGGAATAAACATTAATAATAACAGTGGTACAGTAGTAATCACAACTCCACAAGGTTTACCAAATGTTGCCGATAAATTAAATACACCCCTTACTGAATTAGCGCAAAGCGTAGATGGTAAAAAATAACAGGAATTGAAATTGGAACTCAGAATACGAAATCATCAAATATCCGGCTAGACGCAAAAGATAAAGACATATTTGGCGGAACAACAGTAACTACAGATGATGAATTCCAATTTTCCGGAAAAATAATTTCTGGCAATTATGAAACTAATCGAGGACGCATTGAAATTTCCAGTAGTGAGCATGATGATCTAGAAGATGGTCAAACATATTCAGTAGAAATTAATCCTGAATTGCATGCTGAAGAAACTTGGAAAGAAATGTTTCTTACAGATCGTCCATACTATGGAAAATGTACATATCAAAGAAATCAAGAGGGAACTTTTAAGATCCAAAAGTTAATAATTACGGATTGGGATGAAAGTCAATGGAAATGAATAGAAAGTCAGCTTAGCGGCTGGCTTTTTTGCTTGGAAGAAAAATGTATCAGACTAAAAGGTTCGGATTAGTAGCGAGTAGACAAGAGTATCAAATGCTGTGCAGAGCCGAACGACACATGAATAAAATACATAAGAAAAAGCCGACAGGTCAACGCTTACCGGCTTTTAAAGTACATAAAAATAAACAAAAAATCCTTAACTAATCACGCAAAAGTATTGATATAAATACGCAAACGTGATATTATAATAGTCGAGGAGGTGATAAGGATATGGCAAAGCATAAAAAGAAAAAGCTTGAGCTAGAGGAAGAACGATTGAAAAATCGAACTTCACTCTACGCAATGATTACAGCGTTAGCCTTCCCGATAGGCGTTCTGCTAAATATCATTGATTGGTTGCTCAAGCATTTTCTTAAATAACTAACAACGAGGGTTGAGCCGATAGCGACTCCCCTTATTGCCATATCCAATTATATCATGACTAGAAAAGAGAAGAAGCGTTATACCGTAGCAAAATGGGCTATCGTTACAGGCTTTGTACTGTTAGCGATTGACGGGGTGCTTCACTTATGCCTCAAATAAACCTTGATAGTCCGGACATCATGGACGCTAAGGAAGCTTCTAAGATATGGGGACACAGTGAGAGCTATGTCCGTATATTCTACAAGCAAAACCCGGATAAGTTTCCGGCAGGGTCAATTAGAAAATTTGGAACGACATGGGTTGTGACAACCGAAGGCATGGAAGCAATCACAGGAGTTAAAGACCCAAGAAAACAGCATAAGTAATTAAGGCGATAGCATTGGCTACCGTCTTTTGTTATGGAATTTAAAACTAAAAAAGAGCGCCTATTAAGCGCCCCAACCGGTTCGGTTCAAGTAACGAGCTGGAACCATTATGCATACCGGTGTAATCTTTCTTATACGTATATAATAACATAATTATTTTATGATACAATAACAAAGCATACCGAGAAGCTCACTACTTCTTACTATTATGCAGTTTGGAGGTGACTCCAGTGCATTGGTGTGTAATCTTTCTTATTGTGCCTAGTAAGCACATAAAACATCTAATTAAATGGTTACTCAAGTAGTGACCTTAGCGCTGACTTCGGTTGGCGCTTTTTTAGTACATATTTGTACTATGTTACTTCCTTAGATGATTGATGAAAGACTAGATAGTATAAACTAAGACGATAACAATGGCTACCGTCTTTTATTTTGCGCAAGTTAGGTTTTCTGGCGGGCCAAACCTTAATGCCAGTATGGGTAGCCGTTCCGGTTCAATTCCAGAATTACGCATAATAACTATTGAAAGGTGGTGTAGAAGGATGCCTAGATTTAGGCGATGTAGATACCCTGGTTGCCATGCAATGGTACAGTTACCTAACCACTATTGCAGTAAGCACTTTGAAAATGAAGCGGAATACATAGCAAACAGACAGCGATGGGCAAGAGCACGTGGCAAACAGTATCAACGCAAATACAATACAGTAACACGGTATCGGAATAATACTAAGTCAGACCAGTATAACTTCTATCGAACTAAGCAATGGCAAGAGCTAAGGCAACGTACGTTAGATCGTGACCATTACATCTGTCAGTATTGCGGACAACCAAACAGCAAGACAGTTGATCACGTTGTGCCAATCGAGTTCGATCTAACATCGAAAGCAATCATCAATAACCTATGTACTATATGTAATACTTGTCACCGGCTCAAAACACAGTGGGAGAGATCCTACTATGGTACTGGGCAAGGCAATCGATTAAAGACCGTCCCGGCGATAAAAAACATCCGCCGGATAAAAGAATTGATGCAGGATACATAATAATTTTGAACACCCGCCCCCTATATCGCTGTCAAAAAGAGCGCACACATTTCAATCTTCTTGCACGCAGACGATAATTTTCAAAATTTTAGGGTAGGGGGGCTAACAAAGTTGAAAGGAGGGCATTTAATGGCTAAAAAGGTCTATTATCAGCAGAATAACGGGCATTTACCGGCTAAACCACCGTATTATTTGGGAACTCTAGCTAGTAATTGTTGGCGAAAGATTGTGCCCTTTTTAGAAGCAACTGGACGGGTTGAGAGAATTGATGTTGGACTAGTTGAACAATATTGTGCTAATTATGAAATTTATCGTAATGCCTACTAGGATATTCAAGATAATGGAATCCAAGCTAAGATTTTTTCATCTCTTCAAGATTCTTCGGGGAAGGTTATCGGTAAAGACTTTGCTGGTTTCAGGAAGAATCCAGCGGTGGCCACGATGAAGGATGCACTTAACCAGTTAAATTCGGTTGGAGTGCAGCTAGGGCTATCACCCAAAGGGCGGCAAGAGTTAATGCAAATTGCTAGTCATAAGAAAGAAAAGTCAATGGCAGAACAATTGAAGGAGGCAGGACTTGTATGATTGATTTAACACAAAGCCATGATGTGCTAGGGGCATATCATAACATCGACTTCAACGATGTTAGAAAGACGTATCATGATCCAGCAACCAATTATGCTTTTGATGTGCTTAATGAAAAGGTGATGACTGGATATTTAATGAAATTGGCTTGTTTCCGTCATTTGCGAGACTTGCAACGGGCGGAAAACGAAGAATTCAATTTTCACTATGATATTAATGAGGTTGATAAGATCCTTAAATTTGCTGCGATTGCGCCTAACGTTGATACAAACGAACCAACAAAATTAATGCCATGGCAGAAATTCATCTTTGGTATGCTATTCGGATGGCGCGATGAACTAGGATACAAACGTTTTACGCGGGTTATTCTATCTGTTGCGCGTGGTCAAGGTAAGTCTTATTTAATGGCAATCTATATGGCTTACTCTTATTTGATTGAATCAATGGGGCTATCTAACCAGGACTTTTTGGTGACGGCTGAAAATTATGGTCAGACTGGTAAATTGTATGGTTACATTGCTAACATGCTCAATAGCATCATTGACCAACAGCCTGTTTTTAAGAAGTTAGCAGAAGAAGATGATCTAGTTATTCATGACCATACCGGGATCAATATGCGAAAATTTAATAACAATTTAAGACCGCTATCGTTTAATGCGGGTAAGTATGACTCTTACCACTTTACGACAGCGGTTTTTGATGAGGTTGGTAATATTAAGTCCCGTGAAGGAACTAAAAAGATTGTTTCAGGTCAAGTTAAGGTGCCTAATCATCAATATATTGAAATCTCGACATCATATCCTGACCCTTCTGTGCCTTTCCATGATGAACAAAAGATGATTTAACAGGCGATGGAACAAGATTTTAGTCGTGAAGCTGACCGAACACTGGGCCTTATATGGGCGCAGGATAGTTTAGATGAGACTTTCAAGGAAGACACGTGGATTAAGTCGAACCCGCTGTTAGGATTGCCCAGCCAGCAAGATGTGCTGTTAGACGGGCTTCGTGATAAGCGTGATGCGGATATGCTAGCCGGAACGGTTGATGATTTCCAAAACAAGAATCTCAACCTTTGGATGCAAGAAGCAACTAATAGTTATTTGAGGCTATCTGATATTGAGAGGGCCATCATTCCTAATTTCGATATTCGAGGCCGACAAGTATATATCGGATTTGACTACTCAATGTTTAGCGATAACACGGCATTCGCCTTTGTTTATCCTTATGAGGATGAACATGGCCAGCAGAAATGGCACATCGAACAGCATAGCTTTATCCCTTGGGAAAAGGCTGGTTCAATTCAAGCTAAGGAAAAGCAGGATGGAATTGAGTACCGTGAATTAGCAAAGAAAGGCTATTGCACGATTACTAGTCATCCGCAAGGATTAATCAATGATGATCAGGTTTACAACTGGTTATTAACATACGTTGAAGACAACAATCTGCAACCGATTTTCTTTGGCTACGATGCTTGGGGCGCCACTAATGCGATAAAACAGATGGATATCAATACTGACTTTCCACTTGAATCAATTCGTCAACGGACAAGCGAACTTAAGGACCCGACAAAGTTTTTACAAAAGCTCTTTGTAGAAGGTAATGTGAGTCGCCAGGATGACAAAATCATGGAAAAAGCGTTAATTAATGCGGAAATCTATGAAGATAAAATCGGCATCCAAGTCGATAAGGCAAAGGCTACTCTAAAAATTGATGTAGTTGACGCAATTATTGATGCACTTTATCAGGGGATGTACCATTTTGAAGATTTCGGAATTGCTAATGATAAGTCACAACAAGTTGACCGGATGACGGCTGAGCAAGTCAAGAAGTGGTTTGAAAGTGAGGACAGTGGTTTACTTGATAATTGATATTCTTAAGTTTATATGGCGCTATTTTGACGTTATCTGCTTCTTAGCCGCAATTTTCTTTGCTGTGTGGGGCTTTTTTCTTCTCAGCTTTGTTGCTGGCATTTTTAGTATTGCTATGGGGCTTATTATCCTTGGCTTTATAGCAGAACGGATTGCAAATAGCCTTCAATGAAAGGAGGTGAAAGTTAATGCCGTTATTTAACCAAAAGATTAGCCCAGGTTTAACAGTTGCAGACGATAACGATATTCTACATTTCCTAAATCCAAATGAAGATAAATGGATTGATGCAAGAACCGCACTAAAAAATTCGGATATATATTCAATTGTATTTCAGTTAAGCGCTGACCTTGCAAACGGGAAACTAAAGGCTGATGCGCCGCGTGCGCAAGGAATCCTTAATAAGCCGACGCAAACTAGTAACGCCCATGCATTTTGGCAAGCAATGTTTGCACAATTATTACTTGGTGGTGAATGTTTTGCTTACCGTTGGCGCAATAAAAATGGTACAGATATGACTTGGGAGTACTTGCGACCTTCGCGGGTTACTCCTTTTTTGCTAGAAGACGGTTCTGGCTTGATTTACAATATCAACTTTGATGAACCTGAAGTTGGCATCATGCAAGCTGTCCCGCAAGCTGATATGATCCATATTCGCTTGCTTAGTCAAAACGGCGGCAAAACAGGGATGAGTTCACTTTACGCATTATCTAGCGAGCTTCAAATCAAGGACCAATCAAATAAGATCACGTTAAGCGCCCTGGGACGTTCCATCATTGCTCCTGACATTTTACCAATTAAACATGGTGGCTTGCTTAGTGATGAGGACAAGGCTTCACGTTCACGTAAATTTATGAAGCAAACATCGGATTCGAAAAACGGGCCAATTGTGCTTGATGATTTAGAGACTTATCAGCCACTAGAAGTTAAGAACAACATTGCTCAATTGCTTAACCAAGTTAACTGGACTGGTGCTCAAATTGCTAAAGTTTACGGTGTATCCGACAGCATCATTAACGGCCAAGGTGACCAACAGTCATCACTTCAGATGATGGGAAATGCCTATGTAAAATCATTATCACGATTCGCTAAGCCAATTGTTTCTGAGCTAAACAATAAGCTTAATGCCAATGTTAATTTTGATCTGCGTCCGGCAATTGATCCGCTTGGTGATAACTATGCGACTACGGTAGCAAACTTACGGAAAAATGGAACTATTGCTGCTAACCAGGCTATTTGGTTGCTTAAGGAAGCCAGCTATTTTCCAAATGAAATGCCAAAGCCAAGCGAACCACCAGTTCCAATTTCGACTTCCAAGAATGAGAATTCACCGGAAGGAGGTGATGATAGTGAACAAGATTAAAGTTAAAGGTGCGGTTGTTAGTAATGATGATACGGAAATCTACAACTGGCTAGGTTATGACTGCGTAAGTCCTAATCAAGTTGAGGATGTCCTTAATAACAATGATGAGGATGTTGAGGTAGATATTGCTAGCGGTGGCGGCAGTGTTTTTGCAGCATCTGAGATTTATACAATGCTTAAGGCTTACGCGGGCAAAGTTGTGGTTAATATTCAAGGATTAGCCGCTTCTGCTGCTTCTGTAATCGCGATGGCAGGTGATGAGGTTAATATGTACGCTTTGGCTCAGCTCAATGGTATGTCAATTAATACTGTTATTCATCCAGGCCAAGTTTTACGGGTCGCTGATAAAGGACAAGGTACAAAGGTTTCAAATAACATTAGTAAGCCTGTTCCACAGAAAACAACGTCCACTACCTGGCGTGACACAATGGGGGATACTTGGCATTCTGAAAAGGGCACGGTTACCCTTAATTCTTGGGTAAATCTTCGTTGGGGCGCTAAGCAAAATTCATCATTAATCGCTACGTTAGCACCAGGTTCTACTATTAAGTACGATGCTTGGTCTAATCACAATGGCTATACATGGATTCGCCAACCACGGCAAAATGGCTACGCTTACATGGCAGTCCGTTCTAATTACACACATCAAGCCTTTGGAACATTTAAATAAGAAATAGGAGATGAAACTCCTCTCAACTTAACAGCTAAGCCCGAGTGATTGTTGCATTTTTTACAATAGTCGCTCGGGCTTTTTATCGTATAAATATCCTAAATTTCAAGAATAAGTTAGCCACTGGACTCAAATAAATAATACTGACCAATTGATTATTGGTTGATGGAGCTGTGATATCTCTTGGTAGAAGGCCTTACGATAGATATCCATTGACGAA